AGCACTTGCATAGCCGTAACTTTGCACCATTTAATCTTTTTGCGTACAGAATCACGTTTATTAATGATTTCTACACCCATTTCTTCCATCATGTCTTTGTCTAATTCATCTTCATAAATGCTAGAGCCATCAGACAGTTGTATTAAAACAACACTTTCACGAACTGTGTACCAATATTCTGCAATTCGGATTTCTTCTTTCTGTATCCAGTCACCAATTACATCGCCTGTGCCACGACTGACAAAGCCCTGATCTATTTCTGCATCAGGATATTGTGCTGAAAATGTCTTTTTAGGAATAAGTGTTGTAATTAAACAACGTTCTGCATCGCTACCATCAGCCATGATAGAATTAGGATCAAAGTAAACAGTAAATGGGTTTTCTATTGGCTTAATGTAGATTTCTTGATCAAAGCTATCATCTTTTACATAGTCAGTACAAACCCTAATATATCCCCAACCCATGCGAACTGCGTAATCTACGGCATTTAAGTAAGCTTGGTCTGCATCTGACTGCAATTCTATGTGTCTTGTAATACCTGTAATAATCTGTGCTTGCTTTTCATTGGACTGTGTATTCATGCCATGAGCTTTGATTCTTGGTCTTTGCTCACGAATCTGGTTAACAATCTGTCGGCAATACGCATCTACCTTATTAATAGTAAGGCAAGGTCTAGCTTCTAGTGTTCTTGAGTTTTGTACGTCAACTGGCCATTGATCGCCAGCACTAAAACGTACATCATCTAGGGCTTCTGCTCGATTGTTTGAATCTACGTCATTAACCTGACGTAAATACTCCATCGCCTGTTGAATACGACTATCTTGTTCGATGATTTCTTCAGCCATAATTTGCCCTAAATGTAAAGACTCTGTTGTATTTTAACCCATCCATGAACCACGTTCAATGTAAACTTTCTTGGGCTTGACTTTTTTAGGCTCATTGACCATCAGTCCAAGCATCCTAAACGCATCTGCACCATGCGAATACTGATCGTGTAATGGTTTCTGACTCCAAGAACCATCCTCGTCAACGTCATATCTGTAATGTCGCAAACATTGTAAACCTTCATCACAGTTCTCACGATCAAAGTAACAACGGTTAAATATAGTTCTTGCTGCGTTAATACTGTCAGTTACAGGCACTCGATCAAGTATCTGCACCTTATGCCCAGCACTACGCACGATTTCTTCTATGCTTCTGCCTGTTCCTAAGTTCTTTGCAGCTGCATCATGTGGCAACCATAAAGTATCAAAGAAGTATCCAAACTTCTGCATTTCTGCAAGATACCAGGATATAGTTTGCTGATTAGCTTGCATATACCGTATTAAACGTATTTCCATGCCAATAAACTGTACAAACCAAATGGCCGTATGATCAGCCCATCCTAAGTCAAATACTGCATGGACTGGCTTAATAGAATCATAAGGCACTCGTGTAATACGATTGTCTAACTCAGCCATCTGCATTTCTTTAGCAAAGATAGCACCATCTACAGTTACTCGGCACACACCTTCCCAGACTGTATTGTAAGCTTCAGGATCACGATTCTTGAGTGCTAGACGTTCTAAATCTAATGTTACAGGAAACCAAGGATTGTCTGACCAGTTAATCTTTTGGACTATTGCGTTATCTGGTGGACTGACAACGAATCGCTGAAATGTCTCATCTGATTCCAATTCAGGATTAAATGTAATCCATATCTCGGAATTTTGTTTACGAATTGTCGGAATAAGAATATTCCATGATGTACGGCTCACAGACTGAGCTTCTTCTACCCAGCAAATGTCTACACCTTCATAAGACTTAATATTAGCCGTATTGTTCTTAAGTCCTACAAATGAAAACTCACTACCGTTCTTGCCACGAATAGAAGTCTGCGTAATATCGTAGAATGACTCTAACCCAAGTGCGTAGATTTGATCACTTAAGAGTTTGTGAACTGAGTCTTTAATGGATGTTTGAAACTCTCTGGCACATAATATCCTGAGTGGAGACTTACAAGCCAGAATGAGAAGTGCCCTTGATACTCCCCATGACTTTGCACCACCACGACCACCATAAAGAATTTTGTAACGCTGTGGCTCAAATAAGCAAGCCAACTTCTCAGGAAACTCAGCTTTGGCAATAGCTCCTTGAACATCACTCATTCGGCTTTACAAACATCACTTGAATACCTGTTAATGGTTCGCCATCAACTCCTGATATTTCTGTAGATTGAATTGCCTTGCCATCTAACCGATCAGCTATTTCCTTTACTGCCCAAGCTTCACCTTCTTCTGCCATGTCTAAAACCTTGTCAACAATGTTCCTGACCTTCTGAGGGTTTTGTGCAATGGCTCTGCGTAAAGCATCCTGAAAGGGCTTACCCTTCTTGTGATTAGTGTTTCCTAATGGAGCACCAACTGGATTAATTAACTTTTCTTCTAACATTTTGATTTAACAAAACTTTACTGTTGTATTTCTGCAACAACTTCATAAGACTGTTGTTTTTCTGCAACATCAGACTGTTGTATTTTTGCAACTTGTGGTTCTGCAATATCTTTAATGTATTTAATAAGATTAGCAGAAAACTTATGAGGTAACTCATCTAAATATACTAAAATTTCTTTGACTTGGTCTATTTCAAATTGAATCATTTCTTTTTCTCTTTCTTTTCAGCTGCACGTTTAACAGATAAAGCAATAGCTACGGCTTGTTTTTGTGGCTTACCAGCTTTTATTTCGGCTTCAATATTCTTACCTACGGCTTTTTGAGATTTACTTTTAATTAATGGCATATTAACAATTCCAGTTCTTTAATGATGCTTTGGCTCTTGGTGCATCGCCTTTAGCGTTTTTAACAACTCCTTCCATTCTTGCACAGAATGATTTCTTTCTTCCTTCATCTTTTTCAGTCTTAGGATTAGGGGCTGGTGCTTTAAGATTACTACCGTTCTTAGCATTGTATTCAGCACGACCTTTTGCAGTCATGCCAGCACCTTTGTCAGTAGGATTATAGGTCTTACCCTTACCTGTTGTTTTATGCTCGATTGGTTTATCGTGTTTTTTAGTAGCCATTATTTCTTCGCAGTCTTAGCAGATTGTTTAAATGCTTCAGCAGTAGGAGCACCTTTAGCACCAGGCTTTCTCATTTTCTCGACTGGTTTACCTTCTGCTTTTTCTTTCTCTATCCGAGCCTGTTTTTTATGAATATTGGCATATAAGCCAAGTTTAGTTGCCATAATCTATCCTTATTTACAAAAAATAATCCACAATAAAAGAACAATAATGATGAAATGTGCCATTATGCTACCTCTTGTTCAAAACAAACATCTTGCCAACTCATAATGAGATAGCGTTCTTTATCTTCAAAGTATTCTGTATATTTTAAGTATTCATCGTTGCCCATGTGACCAAATCTGACAAATGATCCTACTTTAATTGGCATTTCTTCTCTTTTGCCATTAGGTAGTTTTTTGCCTGGTCCAACGGCTACAACTGTACCCATGTTATCTTTTTCATCCATGATAACGGCAATAATGTCAGACTTCTGACGTTCTATTGGTTTTACTACTATTTTGTCGTGCATAGGTTTAAGCAGCATCTTTTTTAGGCCTTCCTGGTTTTGGTTTAATCGCACCAACTTCTGCCATGATTGTTTCTCTCGTGACATCTGCAACAAGGTTGTCTAAAGCTACTAAGCTAGGATTTTGCTCAAATTCGCCACACCATTCGGTGCTATGCCTATTTTGATAGGATGGAAATCGTCTACAACTTCCCATAATTGAGTTTTCGTCTGCGAAATATATACAGACTTTACAACTTTTATTAAAATTATTAACAGCCATTCAACATTACCCTGTTGTGTTGGTTAAAAAGCCCTATTTACTTTACCGAGTATTTAGGGCTTTTGTCTAATTACATCTTGTCTTGATGATGTTCTACACGCTTATGTTCGTAAGCAACGTGCTCTTTTGAGCCGCCTTTCATTTCGCCTAACATACCGTCATTTTTGCCCATGTGGGAAGCATCACGCATACCAAGTCCGTCAGCCT